CACTGGATGTACCGGGCAAAGGCCTCGGAGTAGCTTTCGAGCAGGCGTTTGTTCACGAGCCTCTCGCAGCCGCGCTCTTTAAGCCACAGCCATGTTTCCTTATAGATTTCATCTGCGCCGAGCGGCTTTCCGTCCTTCTGCTGGGCAGAGAGGTAATCGTCCGGGCTTGGCATATCCATGCCTTCGAGCTCCACGCCGTCACCGATGTCGTCAACATCGAAGTCGGTCAGGTCGTCTGTGAAGTCCGGCAGTTCCATGCGCTTTGCAGGTGCGCCTTTCATGATTTTGTCGGCGAGGGCGTCAGGCTTGGAGCCAGCTTTAACACGCCGCCCGCCGCGATAGGTTCCGTCTTTCGCCATGTCTATCACTTCCATTTCTGTGGTGCAGGGTTTAATACCCTGTTTGAATTGCAATTTTTGCGTAAAAGACCCCGCGCCGTTTTCCGGGGAAAAGGGTCGTAGAGATTTTGACCGCCCTACCGGTCGCCGCGCTCGCGGTGAATCTTCTCGTGACACGAATGACAAAGACTCATGAGGTTGGACTCGTCATTCGATCCTCCTTCAGCGAGCGACAGGATGTGGTGGACTTCCTCGACCGCGACGTAGCGTCCTTCCTTTAAGCACTGCTCACACAGCGGGTGCTTGTGGACGTAGCGGTCGCGGATTCGCTTCCAAGCTCTGCCGTATCGTTTGCCGGGAGAGTAGCCGCGCTGGAACTTCTCGTAGTGTTGTTCCATTACCTTGGCGTGCTTCTCACAATAAACGCCGTCTGTCAGGTGTGGGCAGCCGGGAAAGCGGCACGGTCGTTGTGGTTTTCTTGGCATAAGCCGTGCCTCCTTTCAGGACATAAAGAAAGCCCTGCAGGATAATCCCGCAAGGCTCGTGGGTTGCGCGTGCAGCTGTACCTTTATTCTTTTCGCTGATTATATACTAACATAAAGGGCGGGTGGACATCTTAGGACAAAGCAGGACATTTCGGGCGCTTTTTTTCAAATGATGATGGGATTGTCCGGAAGGGCAGCATGCATCAGTGCTTTGCCATGCCAGCGCCTTATGGTGCGGGCGTCTGCACAAAGCTCGGTGCCGATCTGCTCCCACGTATAGTTGTGGATGTAGCGGTACTTCAATACCATGCGCTCGTCAGTATCTGGAACCGCCTCGATGACCTCCCGTATCTGTTTCTTAAGGTCGGAGAGCATTTCCAGCTCACCGGCGATTTTCTTTTCCAGAGCCCAGAGCTTCTCAAGCGTTCGGACAAAGGGTGCTTCCGTATTCCGCGATGTCTGCACGCGGTCTTTGTCATATTGGATTGCCGACACGCTTCCTGCCATCTCACGCAGGTTTTGTGCCTCCATCGTGTCGGACTTGATTCTCTGATCAAGGCGGTAGGCTTGATGGAGATATTCTTTCACTGTCATAGGGCTTTCACCTCCTCTCGTAGTTTTTGTATAAGGTACTTGCCATCCACGCTCGTTAAGGCTTTGTACCAAGCGGAACGGAAGAACCGTTCACACTCCATTGCATCCGACATGGCGGCTTGATTACTGGGTTTCTTTTTCAGGCGCTTTAAGGCATCCCGGTAATCCTTCACGGCCTGCAGCACGATGGCGTTGGCGAGATTTTCATAAGGCTCAATCATCACACCACCTCAAGGTCGGCCTTGACCGCATCAATCAGTGCGGTCTGCGTCATTTCCTTTTTGGATAGCGCCTTTACGATCCTCTCGTCGATAGTGCCATTGGTGATGATGTGCTGGATCACCACAGTCCGGGATTCTTGGCCTTGTCGCCAGAGACGTGCGTTCGTCTGTTGATATAGCTCCAGTGACCATGTGAGACCGAACCACACAAGGGTGGAGCCTCCAGCCTGAAGGTTTAAACCGTGACCGGCAGAGGCCGGATGGATGACTGCTACAGGAATCTTTCCCGCATTCCAGTCAGCAATATCGCGGCTGGTCTTGATCTCCCGGACATTGAAGCGTTTTTTGATGCGGGAGAGGTCGTGTCGGAACCAGTAGGCTACAAGAAGCGGTTTTTCATTTGCAGCTTCGATAATATCCTCCAGAGCGTCCAGCTTTCTGTCATGGAACTCGATGACCTCGCCGGTATCGGCATATATCGCACCATTGGCTAGCTGGGAGAGTTTACCAGTGAGAGATGCTGCATTGGCAGCAGTCACTTCACCATCCGGAAGGTGCAATATGAGCTCCTGCTTCAAATCCTCATACCGTTCACGCTCGGATTCGGAAAGCTGGACTTCATATTCGGTCGATACCAGCTCCGGCATTTTTAGATGGTCAGTAGATTTCATGGAAATCGTAATATCTGATATTTTTCGGTAAATGGCATCCTCTGCATAAGGCATCGGCTTGTAGGAGTAGATGATCTCGCCGTTACGCTTGTCTGGAATGAAATAGTTCGTCCGGTATTGCGTGATAAAACGTCCGAGGCGCTCACCCATATCCAGCACCTTAAACTCTGCCCACAGATCCATGAGTCCGTTGGAAGAAGGCGTGCCGGTGAGCCCAATAATGCGATGGAGCTTCGGTCTAACCTTCATCAGGGACTTGAAGCGCTTAGCCTTATGGTTTTTGAAGGATGAGAGCTCGTCGATAATCACCATATCGTAGTCGAAGGGAAAGCCGGACTCGTCAATGAGCCACTGCAGGTTTTCACGGTTGATGATCGTGATATCCGCTTGCTGCATGAGGGCGGCTTTTCGCTCCTTCGGTGTCCCGACTGCGATCGCATAGGTTAGACCGCTAAGGTGCTCCCATTTCCTGATTTCTGCAGGCCACGTATCGCGGGCGACTCTTAAAGGAGCTATCACCAGAACGCGGTGGACTTCAAAGCTGTCAAACAAGAGGTCATTTACTGCCGTCAGGCTGATGATCGTTTTGCCAAGTCCCATGTCCAGCAGGACTGCCGCGACAGGATGCTTTTCGATATAGCGGATGGCATAGTCCTGATAATCATGTGGATTGAAGTTCATCGATCATCCCTCCAATCTGCTCCGGATCGTCAATGACATATACCCGGTATCCCAGCTCCCGTAGCAGCCTGTGGCGTGAGAGCTGGAGCGGGCGTGGCTTTTTGCCGGGTGCCTTCAGCTCTGCGAAGCCGATATGGCCGTCAGGGAGTAAGATCAGGCGGTCGGGCATTCCTGCGAAAGAGGGACACACCAGCTTTAGCGCAATCCCACCATGCTTTTTAACCGCCAGAGTTAACTTGTTTTCTATCTGTTTTTCTATCATCGGTAACCTCCGTCAGGCGTTAATTTCAGGGGATGTGCAAGGTGTATCAATGGCATTTACTGAACTTTTTCTTAGAGCTATTTTTTTAGTGCTAAGAGAGTTTTTATATAAGACCTTGATACACCTTGTCATAAGTCCCTCGTTACTGCAGAAAATCTTCCTCTGCTCCTGTGTCCTCACGAATCCTCAAACCCTTGAAATAGCGCTTCCGGTTCAGGGTCAGCCGCTCAAATCCGGCCTTCTCCAGCGCGAAGTAGAAGTCTGCCGTGCTGCGCACATACTCATTGCAGTCCAGCGAATAATTGCGGTACGCCTGATAGAGTGCCGAGGAGCTTTCCTTAAAGGAATCGTCCACCTCGCACTTCTCGTCTAAGAAATGTCCGAACCAGTCATTCTGGCTGCGATATTCCTCGATAGCCTTCTTCACGCAGTCTGGTACCGGAATCTGGTAGTCGAGCGCGATTACCTTCTTGGCACCTTCGATGATCCACGCCAGTATGCTTTCACCGGCATTCTCATACAGGTACTCGCCGTAATTCTTGATGTCGGCTTTGCCCTCGATCTTGGCATTAAACGGGATCACGATAAGCCTGCGCCAGATACCATCATCAGAGGCAGAGACGCGAGGCAGGTGATTCGTATAGAGCACCAGCGTGTGGCAGGGCTTGAAGGAAAACGGGTCTTTATACTTTTTCTCCGCGAATACGTCGTCGGTGGAGCAGAGCTGCTTGACCGTAGAGTCGTTGAGCCTTGCACCTTCCTGCATCTCCGCAGCAATCAAAAGTCGCTTGCCCTTGACCTCAGCCATTTCCGGCTTGATGTTTCTGCGGCAGCCGACAGTCAGGGTGTCTGCGGAGATGTTTCCGCTGTAAAGTCCAAGCACGCGGGAGATCGCATTCCAGAAGGTGGACTTGCCGTTTCTGCCATCGCCGTAAGCAATAATGAGCGCCTCCACGAATACCTTTCCGATAGAAGCGAGGCCGCAGATCATCTGCACATAGTCGATGAGCTGCTGATCCTTCTGAAAAATGAGGTTCAGGTTGTCCTGCCAGAGCTGTATGCCTTTGCTGCCGGGGGAGACTGAGGTGATCTTCGTAATAAAGTCATCCGCAGAGTGCTCGCGGGCACCGGTCATTCCTTTACGAAGGTCGTAGGTCGCCTCTGGTGTGCAGAGCAGAAAACAGTCCGCGTCCAAATCCCTCGGAGAGATTTCCAGCATCGGGTGCGTCTCTTTTAAGGTGGATGTAATATTCTTTGAGTCGCGCCTTCTGACGGAAAAGCTCTGATAGGCCTTTGCGGCAAGAAACTCCTGATATGCCTTCATCTGTTCGTCGTTCATCAGCTGTTCAGCCTTGGCCTTTGAGGTGTTATCGAGGATTTCCTGCGCACCACAGTTTTTGAGCTTCTGCAGCGCCTCAAACATCATGCGGTTCGACTCGACTAGCTGTCTGCGGGTAAGCTCGTGGGCGACGGCCTGAGCGCCGGGCTCTGTTTCCTGCCAGTAGTGGTCGCTGTAGCGGATAAAGTGGGTGGCCGGTGAGTAGCGCAGCTCGTTTGCAAAATACTTCGAGAGTACCTCGGCCTGCCCGACATCAGAGAAATCCTCAGGCATATAGCTGTTTTCGTCGTTATAGACCTCCGGAGGGACATATCCGTCCTCGCGGCTGATCTTCGAATAAAAGCGCTGGGCGCTGTGCCAGATGGTATCAAGCTCGTTTTGATCAAGAGGTGGCACGCAGGTCGCGGCCTTTTCCAGAAAGCTCTGGTAGGCCTTTTCCGTGTCACCGTACTTCTTGATGACGATTCCGGCAAAACGGGATATGGTAGAGTTGCGGCTTCCTTCCGGGATTGTGACATCCTTTTCATGACCGCCGGGAAGGCCAGCATCGAACTCATCATCATTCAAAAATTCCGTAAGGTTCATGCGACCGGGATAGAGCTCCACATTCGGCTCCTGTGTCCCGAAGAAGAAGCGAGCTGCATCCAGCGCGTTCGTATCGAAATACGGGAAGATGGAGTTGACCAGCTTCTTCATATCGCTGTAGAGAGTGGCGTCCGTCACGCACTCTATGGGAAAGAGCACATGGAACTTCGGACGCGCAGGCTTTCCATTTTTCTCTCGCATATTGAAGCGGCTGTAGTGGATAGCAAGGCTCACGCCGGGAAAGGCCTCCAGCACATCTGCCGGAGTGATCCAGTCCTTCGGGTCTTCCGAGTGGTCATTGTCGCAGTCCACGGGAAGGCAGTCGGCAGAGAGAAAGTTTTCTCCGTTGCGGTAGTGGTGCTTATATTCCGCACACACATAGTCGTGTCCGACGGCGGCTCTTAAGCTATCCGCGTCCATGACAACGGTCTTATGCGGGTAGGAACAGTTGCCGGGATTGCCGATAAAGTCGGCGCTATACAGGGTAAACATCAGTCGTACACCTCCTCCGATTCATCCTCCAGCACCTTCGTGATAAATTTCAGGGCGCGGATCATGGTTTCCAGCTCGCAGTCGCCGCCAAGGGTGACCTCGAATCCGTCGCAGCCGTATCTGGTGATGATGGGCTTTACATTCATGTCCGTGCTGGCCTCGTCCTGAATGCGGAAATAGGTGCGGCCACCATGTCCGGTATCGCCGCCTTTGTAGCCGGTTGTCCCGGCCTCGACCTGCAGAATATTGCAGCTGACAACATCGCGGGTGTATGTGGTGATCTCGGTGCCATCATCGAGTTTCCTGCGTCTTTCTGTTACTTCATACATAGCGTTAAACCTCCTGACATTCTTCTGTGAAATAGCGCAAGCGATAGTTCTTCCACTTGGCGCGTTTGATTTCTGCTTCCATCCCGGATGAGATGCGGCTGCCGAATACCCAGACCTCAGCGCACTTGCTCATGAGCGCATTTCCAAAGAACAGACCGAGCTCACGTTCTTCCGGCTTGTTGTCATCAAGGAACTGTGGAAACAGAAGATGCGGTGCGATAGGGATATATCCCTTGTCTACGGCAAAGCGGCTGTAGCGTCTGGCATTGGCCACGTTCGTCTCCACATCTCCGGAAAACGGGGAGCAGATGTAGACGATAGGCCTGAAAGCTCTGAGAGACTGCTTTTCATTCGTGGCAATCCGGGAGAGCGCTTTACCGGCAGTCGGGTCAGGATAGCCTTCGCTGTTGTGATAATCGTTACTCAAACCAGAGTCCTCCTTTCCGGGCAGACTTAAGGCGTCCACCTCCAATTTCCACTGGAGATGAACGCCTGATTTGAGCGGACGTTTTTTTAATCTTTTTTGTAGAA